GGAAGCGAGATAAAAACCAGAGTTTGTTACCTGCCTGGAATTGTAAGAATTGACCTGCTTTATAAGCAGAGGAAGCGGTTGAAACACCGCCGGGTGTTAATATAGCAGCGCCACCCACAACAGTGGTAGATAAAGCAAAAGTAGAACTAGTGCCTGTGACTGTATAGTCTGTGCCGATTAGTGTGTCAAAATCGTTTGCATACTGAACAACCCCTAGCCCACTGGTTGGGCTAGAACTAGTATGAAAAGGATCTGGAAGAGGGTAATTACCGAGTGGTTCGGTTTTGGTTACGGTAGCTAGACCATAGTTAAAGCGGGTAGGTGTTCCCATTTAAATCTCCTAAAAGTGATGGGTCACGTTCTAATGAACGTTCAGGGTCGGTATTGTATTACTGTTTTGGAATTGATGGTACTGGGGGTCGTTGACCCTTTTCTTCTTTATGAGCAGCGCCCATATCTATCTCCTTAAGGAATCCCGACCTATATGATAGTATACCATATAAGCCGGGATTTGTCAAGCCCTATTTACTATTAGGGGCCGTTTGAACCATACACGGCACGGGGATCTGTCCAGCCGAAGCTGTAACGCTCGTAGCCTTTGGCTTTGGCATTCATGGTGTCAAAGTCATTGTCTTGGTCAAAACTAATACCCACACGTTCATAGTACTTCATACCTTCACGAATGTTAGTACGAATAAACCAAGCGTGAGGAGAAGTCAGGTAATGATTCATAACAATACCTTCTGGGAAAGCATTAGTTGCTTTCAGAACGTTAATATCGTTATTACCAGTACCAGTTTGATACACAGACTTCATAATACGATTGGCATTATACCATTCTTGACGAGCAATAATCAAACTACGGGGCATCACATTGATCAACAGACCGCGATCATTTTGGAAACCCATAATTGCGATTGTTGCATCTTCTAGTGAGGCCTCAGACAGATCTACATCGACTGTAGGTTTGTTAGAGAAAGTACCACCAGAAGTGTTAGGATGGTTAGTAGCGCACATTGCAACACCATCACCGCCTGTATAAGTGCCATTGAAGCCACGGTTATAGATGTTAGCACCAATGTTTTCTTTCGTTTGACGGAAAGACATTGCTAATGCAGCAGCACGGCGTTTAGATACTTGTTCATACAAATTGTCGTCCAATTCTTCTTTAGTAACGATATAGCCCAAAGCATATGCAACATGGGTATAACGTGTAACAAAGCCCTGAACTTCAGAATCATATGTAACACCAGCGCCTTCAGCCTTAACGGGGGCTAAACCGAAACCAGTTAGTTGAACATCTTCTTCATAGTTTTGTGAAGAAGAGTCTTTGTCAAAGAGTTTTACAAACTCTTCAGGATGTTCGTCATATACCTGACCCCACCATGCCTTAATTCCGGGCCATAGTGCTTTAGGATGCGAACCAGTGGTAATAATACCGGCCATTTTAGTTATCCTTTAATTAATTATTATACGCCAGCAGCAGCACCGAAGTACTGATGTTGGTTCCACTTGACCAGCATTGTTACATACGGGACGGCGGTGGATGTAGAGGCAGCAGCAGACAAAGCGCCTTGATTAACTGGGTCTTGAGTAGCACCAATAATCTGAAGGATTGTTGTATTGCCAGTATGGGTAGTAGCAACACCTGTCAAAGCAGTACTGGACAAAGGAGCACTTTGTGACAGTGTGCTTGTTTGGTCAGCGGCTTGATTAGTGGTGCATAGTTTATGTACAGCATTTTGAGCAGCACCAGTGCTGTCAAATTGTGCCGAGAAGACCACATTAGGATCGTCCACAACATATACATAACGATTTCCAGCACTCTTATTCAGATATAGCTTAGTTAAATCTAAGTTAGTACCTTGCAAAGATACACTGGGATCAACTACACGAACACCCACAACCACGCCCAAAGGAGGGAGAGTCGTAGTACCCTGTACATATTTAGTTACAGCAGGAACACCATTAGCATCACCACCCGCCCCAACCACAACAATATCACCAATAGCATAGGTGTTAGCTGAGTCAGAAGGAATGTAGTATAAACGACCTTGTTCGTTATACGATGCGCCAGTCAGTGTACCTACGGGGCTTAGCCCACGAGGAGCAGCAGAAAGTGCCATTTTGTTATCCTTTAAATTAAATTATTAATATTTTATACCAGCATTGTAGAAGCCATCAGATGACATACCATCTTTTGTCAACTTGCCACTTCTAATTGCTGCATCAGTTGCATCGTTACGTTTCTGTAGATCTGCTTGATCGTCTTTCCACCATTCTTCTTTGATCTTAAGAACGTAAGCATATACTGGGTCATTACCATCTGTACCCACTAAGAAACGAACCTTATCTCCTAAATCGGTATTACGAGAAGTTACATTCTCCATAGTACCTCCTACCTCGTCGGGAGAGACAAACTCATACCCGGAATCAATAGCTGCCTGAATACGTCCTGGCGAGTCATTGAAGATGTGCAAGTGATATCCTGGAATAAGATGCCCTACTTGCAGCTTACCGCGAGTCCCGTTAAATGCGCTTCGTTGCTTGCGCTCTGTCTTGGTAGGCTCTGTGGTAGCTTTTGTTCCTTGTTTAGTATCAGTCATTTCCTCTCTCCTAGTTCCAATCATAATCATTAACATATTCTTCGCGTGTCATCAATCCTTGCTTTACGAAACGATCACACGCCTTCTTTGCATCTTCCGGCAAACTGTTATAGCTTTTCTTACCGCCACTAACAGGCCGTGCAGATTCTCTCTGGGAACCTTCCATTGGGTTTGGTGTAGATTTCTTTTTACCAAAACGATCTGGAAACTTCTCTACTAGTTTTTCATCCAACTTATCAAGGAAGTCTTTACCTTGTAAGGAAGGTGTTTTACGTCTTAGAGAAGTACCCAAAGCATTGGCAATATCTGTCATATCCTCATCAGACCCAAACCAATCATTTTTACTAATCCACTCATTCAAGAGAGGGTCTTCTGTTACTGGAGGAGGTTCTTTTGCTTTTTCTTCAGCACGTTTAAGTTCTTCCTTGGCCTCAACACGTTGTTCCTTTAAGTCGTCCATTGCATCATCAATAGCAATAGCACGATCTCCATCACCCTGCGTAATCGCTTCACGCTTGGCTTGCTTTAGTTGTTCCAGTTGCTGCTCAAGTTCCTCGGTTTTCTTAGCGAACTGCGTCTTCTGGAACTCTCGAAATTCTTTAGCTGCTTCACGAACTTCTTCGGCACTTCGTTTAGCCTCTGCAAGTTCTTTAACAAGCCTTTCGTTGTGCTTGCGGACAATGGGTAATATCTCTCTGCCCCTACGGACAAATGTTTCTGCATCTACCCAATCATTTTCTGAACCACGAAAGGATTCTTTTGGCACCCAACCCTGTGCCTCTGCCTCTGCTTCATAACTAGGTTCCTCTGTTACTTCTACCTGTGTTTCTACTTGTTCTTCACTCATCTTAAACTCCTAATGAAAGATGTGGGTCAATTAAGACCATATCATCATCTAATCTAGCTACTAAATCATCATAGTTAACCATACGATAATCTCGTTTATCCTTCCCTTTGTACATCAGACCAGCATATTTAGCATATGCTACTTTCATACCAACCTTAACAATATCTAGCGGAACCTCATCACCTAACGCAATAATAACTCCTGTTGTATTGGCTAACTGTTCCCGTTCATTGTTTTCTTTGGTGGATACAATAATACCGCTTGCTGTCTTTTCTTCTACTTCTAACGGTAGGACAAGTACACGATCAAAGATTGGGTGAATACCGGAAGGATTAAGCATTACGATTCTCCTTAACAGCATCCATTAGTTCTTCATATGATAATGATAATATACTAGTTATAGCTGCTGCACGGCCTCGGACATTGTCATCATCCTCTGTTCCTGCTAACAGTATTTCCTTTAACCACTCTCGATCATTACTTAATGCTTTCATAAAGGCTTCTGTTACTTGGTGCTGCTTCCAATCCTTAAACTCTTCTGGGGTTACAACTATTGCCATTTCTATCTCCTTGTATTACATTTCTGGTTATTCAGGTGCTTCTTTTCCTTCTTCAGGCTGACTCATTTCCTGCATATGTTTTTCTAAGTCCATGACAGTTTTCATTGAACTCATAATACCTTCTTGTTTTGCCCTAGCCACTGATATTTGAGTATTCAGCATTGCAATATCGTGTCCTTTAGATACACCACCCGCTTCTTCAATAGCTAGAATAGCATCGGCCTCTAGTTTATGAATCTTAGCTTGGTTAAGTTCTGCGTCCTTCATAATCTTCATTAGACCCATCTTCATTTGTAACTGCATGTGGGCTTGTTTGGCTTGTTGTTTCATTTGTTCAATCTGTATCTTTTCCGATGGCCCCGGCTTAATAGCGTTAGGCCCTTTAGGATCTGGTAACACAGTTTCAATGTTATTAACCTTCATTGCTTTGAGGTACATCTTCTGAACCTCATACATATTCATGCCCGGAGTAGTTCCTGCTAATTGTAGCAGTGCTTGTGCTTGTTGAATACGTTGTACATCTGATACAATGTTAGGATCAGCACTAGGACGAACATCAGAAGACGATCCCGCATAGTCTTCAGCATCAATAAAACTGGAGCTATTATCACCGCTGTACTCTTGTACGCCTTGCAAATATAATTGGTTCAACCGATACAGTTTGCGGAACTCGTCCTTTAGACTCCGGTAAGTACGCTTGAAGATACCAGAGAATATCTTCATTCCCTGTTCTGCCATGGTTTGTGTGGTCTGTGCCGGAGTGTTCTGGCCGGGGTTTTGCCCGGTTAATATATCTACAGAACCACCAATACGTTCGCCATAGTTTATAAGTAGGCTTAGTAATTGGAACAGGACAGCAGAAGGCTCCCGCACGGGTAAGGGTACTACTCCCTTACGAAGATCATCACCAGTAGTATCTACATGCTTCCATTCTAGCGGAGCAAAGTTGGCGTTACCGCCACGGATTTTAACCCCTCGCGATAAGAACCCACCGGCTGTGTTAGACATTGTACCAGCATCCACCAACTGGTTAAGAATGGTGTCAATGCTTTGGTTGAGAGGCCCCAACAGAGATCCGAAACCAAGATCATAGAATCCACCATCAGGGCTTGGGATGAACGGAAACTTTGTGAAGTAGGTTTCAGGTTTAATACTGAGCACTTTACCATCTTTGTCTCTCTCAATAGAGTTCTTAAAGTATCGGGCTACGATACGAAGGATTTGCTTATTGTCCCTACGCATCCATACAATGTAGGGTTCTGAATAACCATCACCATCAAAGTCAATCCAAGTGTGCATCTCGATAATTTCATAAGGAGTGCTATCATCAATGGAGTCAGGAGCTGTCATGCCCTGTGCTTTGGACTGTGCCAGAGATAAGTTAGATTGTGGTACTGCGGAAGGATTCTGTTCCTTCATCCCTAAGAATAAACCACGAGCGACACGCTCATAAACATCATTCTTACTGAAATACTGTACGTGGGAGACACGAGGAGCTGTATCCAGGTGTTTAGTCCAATAGTTAACTACTAAGTCTTTAGCAAGAATATATTCAGAAACATTGTGCTGAAGTATTGGATCAAAGAAAGATTTCTTAAAAGCACAACCTACAATAGGCTGTGTAATTAACACACGATCCATTTCTGATTCCCAGTTCTCGTCTTCTTCAAGAAGCTGGTAAGACATATGATCTTCAATACGTTGAGCACGCTCTGCTTTCTTACCATCCATATCCATGCCAATAACTCGGCAATGAACAGGTGTTTGCCCGTTTACCAACACAGGATAGCTACGGGCATGGTACTGAAGGGCAGCTATAGTAATAAGCGGGAACTTAACATTAGAGGCACCGGGCCAAGGAAAAGACTTAGCTTCTGATACTTGGAGGGCTAACTTCATGGACTCTTCAGTACGTTTCTCCCACTGGGAACGAGATTGAATATCCGTCTCAAACCCCTTGAAGATGTCATAGCTAATGGTATGCAAGTCCTGCTCATCTAACTCTTCAGCAATGTTAGGCAGGGTTACAATATCATCAAGCTTTAGTTCTGTTTTAAGTTCCAAGTTTAATACCCTGTGGTTTCGTTACGACCAATAGTGTCATAACCATGTTCTTTTAAAGAAAGGCGATACTCTTCGTCCTCTTCTTCCTGAGGTGTGTTCGCAGTTTGCATCTGATCCAACATTAAACCAATATACGCCCAAGCATCTACTTGGTCATCATGTCGGTCACGAGGAAACCGCAGTAACTCATCCTCAAATGCTTGATACCAATCCGCAGAAGAATCAAACTTAACAGCACCCGCTCTCATACGTGCTTGCATAGATCTGGCACGAGTTAACTTGTCACCAGCAGGCTTGAGTAATACTGTGTTGACAAAAGTGTCAGACTTCAACATAGCTTCGTTAAGGTACGGCCCTATTGACTTCTGGATGATACCAGCCTCAATTCCAAAGAGTATCGGCTTATAAAGGCGCTGTAGTGCAAGAATGGTTTCTACTAGCTGCATTGCATCCATTCTATCGCGAATGATGTTTACACACTGCAAGCGGCCTTCGTCATCCATTCCTGCCACAGCAAAAACACTGTAATCACTTCTCTGCTTTTGTGAAATAGCTAAGTCACAAGCAATATAATAGTTTAAGCTCTTCTTCCGATCTGTATCCTTGAGGTGGACAAAATCAGACTTCTTGAAGAAAGCATTACCTTCATCAAGGGGAGTATTCAACATTTCCTGGCTATAGGCATCAGACAAACCCTGTTGGGCATACTGTGCTTTCCGTTCCACCAAGGCTTCCTTAGTCCACCTATCAGGCCATAGTATCTGAGAGAAATCCTCATTATGGGCCTTATACTTAATAGAGTGCCAAGGTGTTCTATACTTGGTGTATTGCCGTAATTCCTCAGTGACTAGTTCTCTTAGTCGTACACTGCCTAAGGCAGCTAACTGAGATTCTGGCATTAATCTTTCTAACAAAGAATCTAAATGTAGGATAGTTCCTACGGCTCTAATTTTACCAGTTACAGATAAGCAAGGAATAAGAGCAGAATAGAACCAACGTCTAAACTTCTCCCTACGATCCTTATTTAATACCTGCTCATCAGACTCCATATCATCACAGATGATTAAGTCAGGTCTACGATTGAGCCACTTCAATCCACGTAGCTTTTGTTCTGCCCCACGAGCTTGAACCCTGAATTGATGTCCGTCTGTAAACCTACAGATAATATCATCTTCTGTAGATTTAACGAATTCTATATCACCAAATAGACCGTGTATATCTTCATTGTCCCGAAGTTCCTTTATAATATCTCCAAGGAATAAACCCGCTTGAGAGAAACTATCTGAGACAATCAAGGCATACTTAGACTGCCTGAATAACAATTCTGTCAGTAGATAAGCATATGTTACTGCTGTAGACTTACCATGCCCACGAGGAGCAGCTATAGCTACAAACTTCTCTTCACCACAACATAACTTCCAAAGTTCCCTATGGAAAGCAGGTGTTGCTGTGGCATGGTCAAAGTTCTTAATTAAGCAGGCATTAACAAAGCCCTCAACTACTTCAGAAGATAAGTCCAATTACTTTACCATATCAATAGTTAAGTGTTCTGACTTAACTTCTTTGGCAGTAGCAAACCGCTTAAAGTCTTCGGCCAACTTAGCCAAGCGATCATCTACTGTCTTTTCAATCTGTTGCTGTATGGGCTTTTCTTCAATAATATCTGAACGATTCATCATATCATTGGCAACCCTGGAGGCATCCTTAATGTTTACAGGCACCCGTACCAATTCACCAGTCTTTTGATTAAATTGATAATTACCATTACTTAAACGATCTTCAGTAACATCTAAGGCTTTAGAGATAACCTTCTTCAGGCGAGCATTTAATCCTAAGCTCTCTTCCTGCCTTAAATCTTCTTCGATCTTTTTCCACCAATCGCTATAACGCCAGCGTTTAATGGTAGCAATAGGTATATCCAGTACTGCAGCGGATTGTGCGAGATTACCCAAGGCCAACCAGGTGGTCACAGCCTCTATCTTCTGGGATTCACTCCACCACTTACCTGCTGTTTCTAAACTTCTTTTCTTTCTACGCCGTGGCATAGTCTTCCCTAATATATTTAACTATAATACATTGTATCATACTTTTATTTAAAAGTCAAGCTTTATTTACTGTAATAGACAAATAATACACAAACAGATGAATAGTGTTGTTAATTTACAACAGGTAGAACAATATTTAGGGGTAGACATAAATAACTATTGACTTTTAGACAAAAGTATGCTACAATATGTACTGTATAGTTTGATGCAGATTCAAAGTAACAACATCAGTAATCTTCAGTAATTAAAAACTAAATATAACTATTATTTAAGTTTTTATCTATTTAGAAGCTTTGAAGGATTAAAGACGAATCTAAGTAGTACTATATAGTCCCCAAAGGGCTAAAGAGAACAGATCAGTAGCCTGCTCAGGGCTACGAGTACACCTCAGTACTCATTAGTCTGTATAGACCCCTATTCTCAAAAGTTACAGCAGCGTTAAAATCATAGGCCCCTGTTCTTAAAAGTTACAGCAGCGTTAAAGTCATAGACCCCTATTCTCAAAAGTTACAGCAGCGTTAAATGTAGCGTCTAAAAACAATTCTTCGGCAGTTTTTTGCCCCTGCCCTGGGTATAAACACAGTACTGGTCATCTATACAGCACTGGCTGTCTATACAGTCCTGATTATCTCGGTTGTTTGTCTATACATTGTCTACACACTTCCCAACAGGGTGTATCTTGATTGTATACCTAGTGGGTGTGTGCTGTATAGGTTCTGTATAGTATTCAATAGGTTATGCGTAGTCCACTTGTGTTAGCATAGGCCCTGATAACTAAAAGCTATCACGTATAAGTCATTGATAACTCTAGGTTATTGCCCATAGCATTTAATCAAGGACTTACGTCACTCTGCATCAACCCGCTACTCCCCAATACTGAACCGCCCACCCTCCCCGCATGGCCCTGAACCGATCTTACCTATATATAAGGAATAGCATGAACCGTGCCAACATTGCATAGGAGGATAACTACTTGTTCCCTTTCTTGACATATATCAAGCACATTGTTTGATAGTCTAAAATAATCGGTTTTACCTATTTACAGCATTTCCAATAATGGTATGATTAGTCATCAACTCAACAACCAACGAAAAGGAAAATATCATGACATACGATATTAATACGGACAAAACAGCATGGGTAACGATCTTGCAATCAGCCATTACTGAACCCGGAAAATTATCCGCTGGCTATTCGGCCTTTCATTCGTACAGCTTAGGTAATCAGCTTGCAGCGGCGTTTCAGCTTGGATCAAAAGGACTGCCAATCGCCCCCATTGCATCATTCAGGGCTTGGAAAGAAAAAGGTCGTAATGTAAAAAAGGGTGAAAAGGCCCTTGCACTCTGTATGCCTGTTAGCATGAAAGGCACCAAACACACCACAAAAGGCGACGAAGAATTTACGTTTAACCGCTTTGTTTGGCGCAATAACTGGTTCTCTTTAGATCAAACAGAAGGCGAAGATTATCAAAATGAAGTAACGAACCCGGTGTGGGATAAAAATGCAGCTCTTCTTGCTCTAGAAATAACAGAAGGAAGATTTAATCTGATCGATGGCAATTGCCAAGGGTATGCGGATAGCAAGATGATCGCGATTAATCCTTTAGCAGTATTGCCACACAAAACACGCTTTCACGAATTGGCCCACGTTGTTTTAGGCCATACGGTAGAGAACCTAATGTCAGACAATGACAAAACCCCAAAGAGTATAAAAGAAGCTGAAGCGGAAGGGGTAGCTTATTTACTATGTACCTTATTGGGATTACCCGGGCAAGCAGAAAGCCGCGATTATATTCAAAGCTGGCTTCAAGGTGCCACCATTCCTGAAAAGTCCGCCCAAAGGATATTTGGGGCTGCTGATAAAATACTTAAAGCAGGAAAGCTGATAAGCGTGTAAGATTAAAATTACTAAACCATTAATTCTAAATCAAAGGAAAACATGACATGAAAATGACTAAAGCGCAGAAAGCAGTAATTAAACTTGCAAGCACACGTAAAGAGTTGCCAATTCTTAACAATGTATACGTTCGCGATGGTGTAATGTTATCTTCTGACATGGATCTGTGGTTGTCCACGCCATGCGATCTTCCGGAAGGGCTATATACTACGCAGTCCCTTAATACGTCGGAAATAGTAATGCCTGTCCCAATTACTAATGAAAATATAGATGATTATCCATTATGTCTATATGATGGTGGTTTTACTACACCACACAGCATTACAGTAGATGAGGAGGGCGTACAATCTTTAAAGAATGTCTCTCTTGCAAGCGGTGTTAAAGATGTCCGATACTTTCTCAACGGTGTGTTTTTTGAGTTATCCACAGGCACGCTGGTTGCCACTGATGGACATCGGCTGCACGTTAAGCAATGCCTTAGCCCAATAGATAAGGCAGAAAGCGTTATAATGCCCAGTGATTTAATCGGCATAATTACAAGTAGTAGGGGAGCTTCTATATACTTTTATCCACAATGGATAAAGGTAGTCACATCCAATGGCCTTACTGCGCTCATGCAAGCAGTAGATGGTACTTTCCCAAAGTACCGTAGCGTGTTGCCTGATTACAAAGAACCCACGGTATTCCCAAAAATTCTAGATTCCATTGCTGGCATAAAGGTAGTATTAAAGGAATTGAAAAGAGGGTCTAAGTTTGTTACTGCACTATTTGAGGGCGAAAATCTTGTGGTTGGGCCAGCAACAAACCAGTTTTCATTCCCGCTCGGGTCTAGCGCCCCTGTTAATATCGCATTTAACGTAGACTATCTACGCAACATCCTGGAATGTACCGGAACCGATTCACAATTCTTTTTTGGTAATAATAATCAATCTCTGCTAGTACAAGGCAATGGGTATAAATGTGTTGTTATGCCTGTTCGAGTTTAATAAACCATTAAGGAGTAAGGAAATGAGCAATAACACTGTAAGAGACTATCTAATAGCAATACTTTTAGCGGTTGCCTTAGGTATTGAGTTAGCCCTGTCAATCCCGAACACACCTTTTTAATAGGAGCAAATAAAATGATTATTAATCAAGTAATTAATGTGGATATTGAGGGAGAGGACGATCAAGTTTGTGAAATAGTCGTAAAATATCTTCAGGAAACATTAACTCATATGTTGGTAGATGTTGTGGATACTGGTGGCCGTTTAAACTTTTACGACACAGTATGCTATGCTGCCGCAATCTCTAAAGTATTGGAGTATTATAGCGTACCCAGTGAACTGGAAGAATATAATGACCTTCTTTTCAAACAATTACGGTGTATACAACATGAAAAAGATTAACAACATTGACCCGGCTAACCCACCCAGGCACTTGACTTTACTAGGTGGTGTACCTTACAATGGGTTTGTCCCGGTTGATAATTTATGGCGAAAATACGGGTGGTTACCTAAAAAAGAACAAGATCAGGCAAATTCACTATTGAACACCACAATTTTAGGAGATCGTGATGCGAACCCATGCTAAAGAATGTGTAATACTTTTAAGAAAGACTAGAGAATACATTGCCAGTGGTCAGGAATATTTTATATGTCACTCCATTGATAAGGCCAAAGGGGCAGAGAGTAACTGCCTTGTTCACGACTTAAAAGACTGGATTAAAAGTATGCTGGGTAGCTGGGCTACACTAGAAGATTGGTATTTATCAAGTAAGGGCCTTTGTCCCTCAATACCCGGCCTATACGACGCATGTGAAGAAGAATTGCTTAATTTCGACAGCAAAAAAAGCAGATTGTTATGGATTGATAACATGATCGCACACCTTGATGAGGAGTAATTAAAATGATGTATACAACACTAAACGAAATAAGGATACATGGTCCTTGCGAACCAGGATGGGTGAAGCTATTAAAACACCCAGGAAAGATAAAAGCAGATAGCGTGGACTTTGGAACTCGAAAGGAAAATCAATATGCAAACTAACGCCTATCAAGAGTTTATTGAAGCCAAAAAAATCAAGCCATTGATTTGTGGGTTTGACATTGATCCTGATTCATTGAATGAATCACTCAAACCTTTTCAGCGCGCAGTAGTTAAGTGGGCATTGAAACGTGGACGAGCCGCTCTGTTTGAAGATACTGGATTAGGTAAAACGATTCAACAATTAGTCTGGGCGGACGAAGTTTCAAATCATACTAACCAAAATGTGATTATCTTCGCACCACTTTGCGTAGCCCTTCAAACCGTAAGGGAAGGAGAACGGTTCGGAATATCTTTAAATTATTGCCGCAGTCAAGATCAAGTTAAACCGGGCGTTAACATCACCAATTATGAAATGATGGATAGATTTGATCTATCATTGTTCGTCGGTGTTGTGTTGGATGAATCGGACATTATCTCAAACCGTGATGGTAAAACACGGAATTACATGATTGATGCTTGTTCAGTGGTTCCATATAGGCTTTGTTGTACTGCCACACCATCACCGAATGATTTTATGGAGATCGGTAATCAGGCAGAGTTTTTGGGAATCATGAGCATGTCTGAAATGCTGGCCATGTATTTTGTAAACGATGGTTCGGATACTCAAAAATGGGTTTTAAAAGGTCATGGCAAAGTTAAATTCTGGGAATGGATGGCTACATGGTCAGTCTGTATCCGTAGTCCTGCAGATATTGGATTCGATGGTGATGAGTATATTCTCCCTCCGTTAAACATGATTGGGCATGTGGTGGAATCAAAAGCTACCGATAGCCTGTTTCCTGATATTGCTGCGGGTCTGTTAGGCCGTAACCAAGCCCGCAGGGATTCGGTGGATGATCGTGTTGCAAAATGTGCAGAGGTTGTAAACGCCAGTGACGAGCAATGGGTAATCTGGTGCCATCTCAATACCGAGGCAGAATTGCTTTGTCAATCAATTCCTGGTGCAATTGATGTGTCTGGGTCAGATTCAATCGAACATAAAGAGCAAACCATTAACGGATTCTTAGATGGCTCTATTCGCGTGGTGGTTAGTAAACCAAAGATTCTAGGAGCCGGTCTTAATCTTCAATGTTGCCATAATACGGCTTTCGTTGGCTTATCTGATAGTTGGAGACAATACTATCAAGCCATCCGAAGATTTTACCGATTCGGGCAAACTAAGATTGTGAATGTACATGTAGTCAGTGCCGAATCAGAGGGTGCTGTAGTTTCAAACATCAAACGTAAAGAAGATCAAAACAATACAATGGGCGCCGAGATGGTGAAACATATGAGATCCGCTATGCAAAAGGAGATATTTGGCATGATTCAGGAAAAATCAGAATATGTACGCGCTGTGGTTAAAACAGATGATTATGAAATTCATCTTGCGGATTGTGTTGATTTGGCGAAAGAGATTGAAACCGGAACCATTGACTACACGATATTCTCGCCACCTTTTGAGAGCATGTACGTATTTTCAAATCATTTGCGCGACATGGGAAATTCAACTCGCGAACAGTTTTATCAACACTTCAAATTCTTGGTTGATGAGATGTTGAGAATCACTCGTCCCGGCAGGCTTCTATCATTTCACTGTATGAACCTGCCTACCTCTAAAACTAATGACGGCTATATTGGAATCAGGGACTTTCGCGGTCATTTAATCAAATTATTTGAAGAATCAGGATGGATTTATCACAGCGAAGTCTGCATCTGGAAAAATCCAGTGGTAGCGATGCAGCGTACAAAAGCCCTTGGCTTGTTGCACAAAACCATCCGCAAAGATTCTGCTATGAGCCGCCAAGGAATCGCTGACTATTTGGTGACCATGCGTAAACCCGGTGAGAACGATAAGCCCGTTGTTCATTATCGCGATGAAGCCGAGCGAGAAGAAAACGATGGCGATGTAGTAAACATTTTCCCTGTTCAACTTTGGCAACAATATGCCAGTCCCGTGTGGATGGATATTGACCAGTCTAATACCTTGAATTATCGGGAAGGCCGTGATGATGATGATGTGAAGCATATCGCTCCATTACAGCTTGAAATTGTAGAACGTGCTTTGCATCTTTGGACTGCTCCAGGCGATACAGTATTCACTCCTTTCCTCGGAATAGGCACAGAAGTTTATTGTGCTGTGAAGATGGGGCGAAAAGGAATTGGGAGCGAGTTAAAACGCTCTTATTTTGATCTAGCGGTTAAGAATTGTGCGGATGCTAAACGGATAAACGGTGATTTGTTTGCCGATGTTGCCTAAAGGATGCCCATCATGCCAAGCACGCAAAGCCAATCACTTGTCAGCAAGGTTCAACGCTTTTTGTCTGGATTGCTGCGTAGACCACATCCGGTCAGCAAGGCCGAACCGCCAAGCGCAGGAGTCAATCTTTATGGCTTTGACGTTTTACCCGAACGCACCGAGCCGATCCATCGCGTCATGAAATATCTGATTTTATCCAGTGGGCCGAAAAGAAAAGCTGGCTCTACGATCAAGTGGGCCGCTGCGCGGTGGGATGCTGCATGGGCTGCTTCGTTGGCTGCTGCAAGGGCTGCTCAGAAAGAAATGTTTATTGCGATGTGTGAAGGCAAAGCGCCGTGGCAAGTTAAATAAACCATTATAGGAGTAATTAAAATGATGCACTACTTTGATTTTGAATCATACGAACTACGCAAATACGAAAACAGCGAGATTAGGGCCGAAAAAAGACAAAGCGCAATAAAGTCGATGGCGTTATCT